ACCCTCACCTACTATGCCTGTTCTAAAAGCATCAGCACAATGAGATGCGTAATTGTGCATTGGTTTATTTCTAAAGCATTGGTTCTTGTCGTCCCATCTTTTTTGATAAGCCTTTAAATTCTCTATTCCTTTTTGACAGTTATTCTTGTCAAACCAACAATTAGGAATTGATTTTCTGACAGCTTCAATCCCATCTTCAATAGATAGTTTTGGTGCTACTTCAAAAGCTATACCTAATTCTAAAGCACTCTCTAATCTTGATTTACCAAAATTGCCAATCTCCCTTACTTTAATATCATGGGGAGCTATATGCTTTGAATACTCATAATCTTTTCTATTAAGGACATCTACATAGTGATCTAAACCCTCACCTGCATTTTCATAATAATCTATTAATCTGATCTCACCTTTATACCTTTGGACAAACCATATTGCTGTGGAATCGTTTAAGCCTAAATCAAACCATGTTTCTACATCAAGGTTGTCATCATACAGATTGTCTGTAATACGTCCCTTAGACTCTAACAGCTCTATTAAAGCACCATAATAAGAACCTGTTATGGCAGCTTGGAAAGAACACTCAAATTCTTGTTCATACAGATCGTCTGACATCATTTGCTTTGCAGCAAGTAATTCATCAGGATCTATTATGTTTGTTTCACTAGCTTTAAATAAACCAGCATACCAATCTTTATTTTCTTCAGCTTTTCTATAAAGCTCATAAAAAAAATTACGACCTTTAGGTGTACCAATAAAGACACACCACCCTTTTCTATCGGCTAATGCTGGTCTTATGACTTCAGGAAATATCGTTGGTTTAATAGATTGTGTTTCGTCAAAAACACAACCATCTAAAAATATACCCCTTAGAGCTTGATCGTTTTCTGCTCCAAGAATTGTTACTCTTGCTCCATTTGGAAGATCACATCTTAATTCTGACTCATTAAACTTAGTACCAGGTATCTTTCCTGCAAATTGTTTAATGTAGTCCCAAGCTGTGGATTTACCTTGCTTAAAAGTTGGACTTATAAATGCGTATCTTGGGTTTGGCAAAGGACAAGTAAGTGCTGCTCTAATCATGTGATTTACAAGCATGACGGTTTTTCCACTTCTCCTGTGAGCTACAATTACATTAAATCGGTGCTTATCAATTTTTTTGTGCAAAAAATTTTGAAGTTCTCTTGGCTTATATGGAATGATGATTTCTGGCATTTTTAAAACAAACCCCCCTTAATGTACTGTAACTCCCTGAGGTACATTTAATAAATCTTCGATACCTAGATCGTCCATGATATGAGTTGAGAAATATCTACATTCAGACAGATCGTTAAAGCCACCAAAATGTACGACAACAGATTTACTGCTTTCCATAATATATATTACTGCTGAGTAACCTTTTTCTTTATCGTCAAAATCCATCATAAAAAATTCTTGTTTAGTTGTGTAAAGGTTCTATCGTTATTAGCGACACCCCAAATTTTTTTTCGGTGGTGTCCCTTTTTTTACCCCCCCTAAAACCTCACAGAATAACAATAAATAAAAGCATTTGATTGTTAATCAATTGGTATTGCTTAATTTCTGTTTAAAATCGTAGTTTATAAGATGTCATGTTGCTTAGATGTTGCAAAATATAAATAATATATGTTGTTCTATCTATTGGTAAGCATTTGAAGTCTATATATCCACCGTATAAGTTTGCTTACAATGGTTGAGTGAATTAAACAAATAACAAAGTAATCACTTACTAATTGCTATTGTTCCCACTTAATAGAGATAGGCTTATCACCACCATTTAAGGTTAGTTTAGTATCTTTTCCGTACCTGATCGGACTTAAAACGGAGCTCAACCATTTCGCATTAGATTGCATTTCTTTAATCAAATGTGCAAAGGGTAAACTATTGTCCATCTTTCCTCCATTCTCTAAGGTTGCAATACTTTCGGTTAATTTATCCTGAGCTTGTGCAATAACCATTTCAATGCCTATCTTTTTACAATTATAATACTGATCTTGTAATTTCTCATTATCTTTTAATTTTTGGCTAAATGTAGCCCATGAAACCATTGTCGGATCTTGAGTTATCTTTCTTATGCTTTGTCCCTCCATCAATCTATTTAAGATGATCTGTTCCATAGCTTTGCTGTATTTAATATTTGACATAATTTTATAGTTTATAATTGTTCTAATGTAAGTTGTGTTGTTTTCTCTGAGATTAATTCTTTTAATATGATGTTATCAATTTGTTGACATCTATACTTGCTCTGATATTAATTTACTTAATATGTTTAAAAATAAAAATAACAATGGAGCAAATACAATGGATCTAAAAAAAAAAGAAATAATGTTAGATAATCTTAAATCTTTATTTAATGAGATGGAACTAGTTGAAAGAACTAAAGGGTTCAAAGAATATCATTCAACTTCAAACCATGATGAAATAATTAGAAAATATTATGATGTTTCAAATCATATTGAAGATTTAATTGAAGAACTTGAAGAAGAAATTAACCCAAACAAGGACGGTAAATAATGATTGATACAATTACACAAAATACTTTTACTGATGCCATGATTAAAAATGGTTTCAGTTATGAGGGAACAATAGCTCTATTTGATTATTTAGAGGAATTGGAAAACGATACTGAAACAAAAATTGAATTCGATCCTGTTTCTTTAAGATGCGAATATGATGAATATGAAAACTTAAAAGAAGTTCAAGAAAATTACAACGATATTACAAGCCTTGAAGATTTAAGGAATAATACAACTGTAATTGAAATACCAAATAGTGAGAAGTTAATAATACAAGCATATTAATTTAATAAAACCTAAATGGGCTTATGAATTTAAGCCTATTTAAGATTTATTTAATAATAAATCATAACCAATAGAGAGGTAAAAATATGACTACTGAATATATTTTATACGGTTTAAAAAAAGATGAGCCTGAATATATGGAGGACATTATTTTTGAAACTAAAAATAAAAAGGATCTTGAAGATATTAAATTTCAAGCAATCCAAAAAGGATATATTAAATTTAGAGTTGCTGAATATAAGGGTGAAGCTCCAAATTTTAACAATCATAAATTAATCAATATAGAGGTCTAAATGAAAGCTAAAAACCTTGATATATATTCAATCTTCTCCAGGACTTATAAAAAAAAGATGTTTTCTTTTATGGATTTTGGAGAGATTGGAAGATTAAAAAAGGGTAAAACTATTAAACAAATTTCAAATGTTTATCAGTTCCCAATACATAAATACTATAATAAGCTAAAAAAGGAGGGTTAAATAATGACTAAAAAAGAAATAGCTGAAATATTAATTAAAAAACAATCAATTAATAATATTACTGAATTGCATGATTTATTTTGTAGTGATGAAGATATAAAAAATAATAATGTAAGAGCTTACAGTTGGGATTGTAAAACTTGCCATGCTGAAGATATAAGATGTGATATTGATGGATATGTGCAAACTAGTGAAGATCCAGAGTTTATAAGCATTAAAGATGCTAATTTTTGGGACGGTTGCGAACAAAGAAATGATGAAAATTATATTAATTAATAAAGGAGGGTTAAATAATGACTAAAAAAGATCCAATACAAGAAAGAATAAGCAGCTATGAAATTAGGTTTAATTTGTTAGTTAAGGAAATTGAAACAGATGAAGTATTATCTAAAATAAAAGGTAATCATTTAGCAGGTGTTTTAGTGCAAATGAAGAAACAAATAGATGAATACTTAGAAAGCAATAAATAGGAGGGTTAAATAATGAAAAAAATCAAAGAAAAAACTTTTAACGTAAATTTAAATTATGATGAGATTTGTTTAGTTAAATATCTTTTAACAAATGCATTGATTGAAAAAGATGCCGATCCATTAAAAAATAATAAATTTGTTTTAAATTATGATTATAAAATTGAACATTTAAATATAAAAGATTTAAAAGATTTATATAAAACTTTTAATAGAGCTTAGACTAATAGAAAGAAAGAAACAGAGAGTAAGAATAAGCCCTATTTATAATCTAATTAAACTTAATGTGGTGTAAATGAAAGAAACACAAAATTAAGCTATATTATACCAGATTTAGTACATTAATATTTGATATTGTCAAGATATAGTATTAAATAATTGAAAGTATTTTCTATTTATAAATGAACTTTAAACCTTTAGTATTATATACCCTTAGTAAGTCTGAGAGTGCCTTGTAATAGTCAGCTCTTACTTTTTCATGGCTTAGTGGCATAAAGAATTTTCTAAGCTCTCTGAAGCTCCTACGATACGGAAAATTTCTAAGTCCTATGATATCTCTATTTTCAGGAGATCCTTTTACCATCAATAAGACACAAAATTCATAGGTTTGTATTTGTCCACCATTTAACCTTATTTTCATCTTAGGTTTTTCTTCACCTTTGTAAGTGTCCTTATCTTTCCCAATACCATACAAACGATCTATTAAACTAAACATCTCAGTTCTTTTATTCTTCATGTTTAAAGGTGATGGCATATACTTTTCAACATAGGTTGCAATTTGAAACATATTATCTAATTCATCTACTGTTATTCTAGTTGGTATCATTGTCTTGAATATCCTTTAAGTATTGTTGAAATCTATCTGTTGATAATGATTGTTTCTTGTTCTTGATGTCTTTCTGTTGATAGTAGCCTTTTCTATCTTTCTTAATCTTCGTAACTGCGTTTGCGTAAGGTAAGGATTTATTCTTAGCAAAGTCCTTAATGATTTTCTGTAATTCTAATTTTCTATCAATGGTCATAAGAGCATACCCCTGATAAACTTAATAAAGGATAAACTACGCATATAGATATATATAGTTAGGTCTATATTAAGTGTGGTTTTCGATAGTCCCAAGTAAAGAAAACGATAGTCCCAAAATTGTATAATCACTTAATAACCTTAATCATGTTAATAACATTGGGATAACTTTCAGCTTTGATTAAAGCCTTTTTCTTCTTGTTTTTAGATAAGGATATTTTCTTCCTCTTATTGAGGTTGTGCAAAATATATTCTTGCATAGTAGGTTTATCAAAAACATAATGACAAGTTCCATTATCAATCTGTTTTCTAGCTAACATACCAAACAAAGTTAATCGGTCTAAAGCTGCAACCAAAGTTGGAACAGTTTTAATTCCTGTTCTTAGCATTAAATATTTATGTGATATCCTGCAACCTCTAGGAGCAAACTCAAATGACTTACAGATAATATAGATTAGCTTTTCATGTGAGTTTAAAGCTCTATTATTAATTAAGTCCTTGTCAAATTTTTCGAAATATTTCACTTAGCTCTCCTAAATATTGTTCTCCAAAACCAAGATCGGCAAATGGATATAGCTGTAAAAATAACTGCTATATGAAAGCTCTCCAGGATTGTGGGGTGTAGGTCAAAAAATGGGAATATATAAAGCTGAATAAGTGTGCTTAATAATAAACCACTTCCAACATCTATTAAGGTTTCATATAAATTTCT